AAAAGTTAAATTTCATACATGTTTGAAAAAATAATATCTATTTTCTTGCAGTATTTCAAATAAGTTTGTAATACTGCAGTGGGTTTAATATAAACCGCGCCAAATATAGCAATTTTAATCCAATAAATATTGAATATGGGACAAGTAATTAAGTTAGGCGCACAAGGCAAGAAGGAACTTGCTATCGCCTTTAAAGTAACAATGGCCTATGTCGGACAGGTGTTGTCTGGTCAGAAAAAGGGTGGTAAAGCTCCGGCAATCTGGGAAGCCGCCAAGAAACGGAACGACAGTAAGCTGTACAATGTTGACGAAATCGTCAAGCATGAAACAGTCAAAATCCTCGACAACAAGGGTAATGTGAAAGCGGAACGTATTAATTAATAATTGTATTATTATGAAAACATCGAACAACAACCAGCAGACAACAGGTCTGCAATTCTTCTCCGATAAGAATAGCAATGCCAATATCAGAATGCTGATAATTGACGAAAGCCCGTGGTTTGTAGGCAGGGATATTGCACTTTCGTTAGGGTATTCCAATCCTGTATCAGCAATTACGCAACACGTTGATAATGAGGATAGCGCGAAATACGCTATCCCTGATAATCAGGGATTTATGCAAACCACGACAGTTATCAATGAAAGCGGCATGTACGCCCTTATTTTCGGATCCAAGCTGCCGACGGCTAAAGCATTCAAAAGATGGGTAACTAACGAGGTTCTCCCCTCCATCCGCCGTACCGGCGGCTACTCCGTTCGTCCGGCACAGCGTCCGACACTTCCCGCACCCAAGTACCGTCCGGACTTCATCGAATGGAAACAGGCTGTGTGCCGTTATCTCAATCGGAATGATCTGAAAACGGTCGCCACCAACATGAAAGTCACCTACTCCCATGTATGCAAGGTGTATTCCGGCAACACAATGAGCCGCCGTATAGCCGACAGACTGACGAAGCTAGCTATCTCCCACAAGAACAAAGGCATCATATATCCCGAACCTGTTCCGGTATACAGACAACTGCTGATAGAATGGGAGGAACAGGGATGATTACTTATACGATGGGTATCAACCTTGAATACCTGAGGATCGTGATAACGATCTGGCGTGAATACGGGATGCTCTGCCCGATCATCATTCCCAAGGACCAGGACGCCGAAGGGGCGGTGATGGTGAAGATAGGACCGACAACCGACATGAAGGTCGCGGAAATGGTCGACAAGATATGGGACATAGCCGGAGCGAAGCGTCTGGTCAAGGAAATCGAAAAATAAGAGAATATGAATGATAGAATATCAGACTTACCGTTAACCACTACCCCGGTGGGGTTTGGTTATAATAATATGGATATGTTTAGAAACTCATTAGGGGAGCTCCAGATCCGACAGGCAGTGCCGCCGCTTGGCCTTGACGGGACAATTTTTTTAAAAGGTGAAATAACACATGACGCCGGAGAGGTCCGGATGATCAGAAAACATAAACTGATAAAAATTGAAAGATTATGAAGAAACTGACAGCAATTTTGAAAGGCTGCAACCTTGTGGACAAGTTGTTCAGCCTGCGCGAGAAAGAGATCAACCGTAAGATCGAGGGAGCTAAGGACGACTGCGAGAGACGCAAGGCCGAGGCGGAGATCAAGTATGAGAATTATTGCAAGGAACTGGGTGAGAAAGATGTAGACTACCGGCGCATCATCAACGGAATGCTTGAATGCAAGCAGGAGATAATGGACGCCGACGAAACGCTCAAGGTGATTGCGGAGGTGGAAGCGGACCTTCAGTCCGAGGCCGAGCTGGAAGAAGAGAAAGAAAAATAGCTCATACAACCGGTAATAGATTGAATTTTAGTTAGACATTCCGTCCCGGTCCGTGACGGATAGGGACGGAGATTTAAAAACAATTTTATAAACCAAATAAACGATGAAAAAGAAAAAAGCTATAAGAACACTGATCGAAATTGATGAAGTGTTCCAGAATGTAGAGCCCGGACATTTTTTCGTAGTAAGAATCTTCGGCATTCCGATAGCACGGTTCAACCAGATGGCACGGAATGTCGAAGAAGATGAGGAAGACGGAGATTAATGTTTATCTAGCAGTATAGGAGCGAATTTATGAGTTTGAAGAATCCCCCCTTTGGACAGCCATATACATTCGACTTCCTGAATGTCAGGATATTCACCGGTAACACTTTTAACAGTCATTCTGAACCGGTCTTTAGCGTATTTGTCTTCGCTTTTGAGATATACCACATCTCCTACTTCAAATTTAACAGGCTTTACTTTAGGCATGATATATAAATTTTAATTACACAGCTACAAATGTAGCAAAACTGCTCCGGTCTGCGACGGATAGGAGCAGAAATTTAAAAACAATTTTATAAACCCTTAAAAATGATTCGTAATGAAAACATTCAGAATAATCCATATAGCGGCCGCTGTCATCGGCCTTGTGGTAGTGCTCAGACTGGCGGACAACCTCCGTTCCACCTTCAACGAGAACCTTGCCGCTTCGGTCCTTGCAGTCGTATGCTGCCTTTCCCTTATCGGACAAAGGTATTACAGGGAGGAGAAGTAGGACCGCGGTCAGGGAGCCGGAAGGCGGCCCTCGTTTCCGGTCCGACGCCGGAAACCGCACAAGGTTAAACAATAAAACGGTTGATATGGCTGTAATCTATAATGACAAGGTATGTATCTACGCCAACGAGCTGATCATGTATGATCCGAAACGTAAGGTGGGCTCCGAGAAGGGCTTCCTCCCGATAGGAACATACAAAGGGAAAGTTTCTAGAAAGCAGATTGCTATTGCTCGTCGTGCCAGCCTCAGACGTCCCGCCCTGGTGGAGTTCGACTCGCTGGAAGTATACATACAGCAATTATACATCAAATATTACGGTGATCCCCATGAGGATGTCGAACGTGCCGCCACCAGTCCGCTTGAGAGGGCTGTAGGGTACAACGAGGCCGCCTACTCCTTCTTCACCACCTACAAGGACGGTGCGGGAAAGCCGCTCAGACCGGAGAAGGTCACGCTCTATACGCTCCAGGCACGTGTCCTGGATGCAGTCATCCGGCTGCGCGACAGCAATGCGGAATGCGGTTTCGGACGTGGCGGATCCCGTTTCAACGTATGGGACAGGCTGAGTGAGATGGTGAACGACCTGCTGAAGGTGCGGGACAGCAAAGGCAACACCCGCTATCCCCACAAACTTCCTTCGACGGGAAAGACGCTCAAACGTAAGGTGGACCAGTATGAGGCGGAAGGCTTCATCGCTTTGGTGCACAAGAACAAGGGCAACACGTCCGCCGCCCTGATACGGGACGAGGAGGACGAGGCGATCATGCACAAGCTGCTTTCCCAGCACATGAATTTGAACAACGCACAGATAATGGAACAGTACAACAAGATAGCCTCCATATTGGGGAAACCGGAAATCAAGAGCCCTGTCACGGTGGACAGGTACCGGAAGATGATGGAATCCACCACCCTGGGGCACCAGCGCGGAACCACTGTCCTGAGGAACTCCCTTGAGATGCAGCACAAGCGTGAGGCTCCGAAGACCGCCATGACCTACTGGACACTGGACGGATGGGACGTGGAACTGGTCTACCAGAAGAGGCAGCCGGTGGACAAAAAGGTGGACGGCGAGACAAGGACTTACAAGAAGACCACCTACCACAACCGCAAGACCATCGTGGTGGTGCTGGACGCCTGCGGCAAGTACCCGATAGGATACGCCGTTGGCGACCATGAGAGCCCGGCGCTGATACGCGAGGCGCTGCGCAACGCCATCAGGCACGCCCGGGAACTGTTCGGTGCACGGTACAAGCCGTTGCAGCTGCAGAGCGACAACTACCAGAAGGGGGTGATGGTTCCGTTCTATGAGGCGATGACGGTGCACTACATCCCCGCCGCGCTCCACAACGCCAAGGCCAAGATCATCGAGCCGTACTTCAATTATCTGAACAAGACGTACTACCAGCTGGAGAAGAACTGGAGCGGTGTGAACATCAACAGCAGGCGCGGATCCCAGCCCAATATAGAGATCCTGAACAAGAACCGCCACCTGATCCCCGACGAGGAGGGCGTGCTGGCGCAGATACACGGCATCATGCAAAGGGAGCGGGCCAAGAAGCTGGAGGCGTACATGGCCGCATGGGAACGCACCCCCATGGAACGCCGGATGCCGTTCTGTGACGAGGAATACCTGTTTCTTATGGGCGACACGACGGGGCGCACCAACCGGCTCACCGGCAAGGGCCTGCTGATCGAGCTCTTCGGGGAGAGGATCAATTACGAGAGTTTCGACATGGAGCTGCGCAACCATTTCCACGAGGACTGGTCCGTGCACTACGATCCCGACGATCTGTCGCAGGTGCTCATCGTCAATGCAGAATCCACCAAAGGGCACCGGCTGGCAAAGGAGACCGGGGACCTGAAATTCCTCCTGCAACGTGACATGAAGACACCGATGGCCCTGATCGACCAGAAACCCGAACATTTCGAGCACCGCAGGAAGGTGGACGAGTTCAACCGGCAGTTCGAGCGGCGGTATGTGGCCAGACAGGAGCAGGTGGATGAGGTGATAACCGCCATGCAGGAGCGGAATCCGCTTCTGAAGAGCAACAGCCTGCTGGACCGCGCCCTGCTCACCGACAGCCGGGGACGGCACAAGGACCGCAAGTATGAGGCGCGTGGCCAGACGGTGGAGGATGTGGATTTTGAAGAGATTGCGCCCGGACCTCTCAGGGTTCCGTCCCCTCTTGCGGATGACGATTACGAATGGGACGACGCCGACATGAATTTTTCAAGATGATTTAATAACACTTAAAAACAGCATAATTATGGATAAGGAAGCATTGAAACAGTACATAGAGAATTTGATAGCCCGTGGTTCAAAACCTTCAGAACTGGCCCGTCGCTGCGGCGTGTCCGATGCGGCGATGTCCCAGTTCCGCTCCGGCAAGTACGGCGCGAATGACGACAACCTGGCGGTCAGGATCGCCACAGGCCTTTATTTCTATGAGAATTCCCGCAATGTGGTTGATACCGTAACCTCTTACCGGCAGGTGAAGCGGGCGTTCGAGGTTGCCAGGGGAAAGAGCAAATGGGTATGTATCAGCAGCCGCAGCGGAAGCGGAAAGACACAGTCTCTGATCGACCTGTACAATCTGTGCGGTGACAAGGGGGTTGTATATATCAAGTGCCGCAAATGGAGCAGCCGCAAGTTCCTTACCAAACTGGCACAGGCCATGGGAGAGAATGTGACGCGCTATATGGATAATGACAGCCTGCTGGACCTGTGCATCGCGCACATGAATTCCCTGTCCTCCTATAAGCCCGTCCTGCTGATAGATGATGCCGGCAAGCTCACGCATTCGGCCATGTGCACGCTTATTCCCCTGTATGATGACACGCTGGGGCGCATGGGGTGCCTGGTGGCCGGCACGGAGACTCTGGAGCGCAATATCAGGCGGTATGTGGGACGTATCGAAGGGTATGACGAGATAGACGGGCGTTTCGGCCGCAATTACATCACCCTTCTGGGCGCTACCAAAAAGGATGTCATCGCCATCTGTATGGCCAACGGCGTGCAGGACAGGGAGACGGCGGAAGAGATATGGGGAAAACTTCCCAAGGTCAAGAAGCAGCCGCGTGAGGACGATCCCCGCCAGGTATTGTTCGCCGATGACCTGCGCGAGCTTTCGGGAATGATAGACAATGTGGTAATCAGACAGGAAATCAGTAACGGAGGAGCAGGCTTATGATCAGGTCATTGTCGTTTGACAACATATTGAACAAAAAATACGAATACATCCCCTTTTCCAAGGATTTCATGGATGCCTTTGGAAAGAGGCAGAAATCCGGGGCGTGGATCGTATACGGCAAGTCCGGACAGGGAAAGACCTCCTTCACCTTCCAGTTGGCCAGGGAGTTTGACCGTATCGGCTACAAGGTGCTGTTCATTTCCCTTGAGATGGGTGTCGAGTCCGATTTCAGGGACTCCCTGCTCGGATTCATGAATTCGTCAAGGAGCGGGATGCTGTTCTGGGACGAGGTCCCCACTTTTGATGAGTTTGACGAATTTCTCGGGAAACAGAGATCCCCGGACGTGGTCATCATCGACTCCCTGCAGAGTCTTGAAGGCGAGATGGACGTCACCGCCAAACAGCTGGTCGAGCTCAGGAAGAAATACAGGAAGAAGATATTCGTATACATCTCCCATGTGGAGGGGAAGGAGGTGCAGGGGACGGTGGCCTACAGAGTCAAGAGGGACTGCTTCTCCCGCATAGAGGTGAACGGGTTCTGCGCCCGGTACATGAGCCGTGGTGTTCCCGGTCCGAAAGGATTCTATGTGGTCTGGAAGGAGGGCTATGAGAGATGCTGGCTCAGGAACAGTGACGAACCATTTAACAGCAATAGCAATGAACAAGACAATTGAATTACCCGCGACAAATGCCCAGAAGCGGTGCATACACCGCCTCAGACGGCAGTTCGGGCTGGACGAGGATGAATACAGGCATCTTGTCCGGCAGTTCAGCGGCGGACGGACAACAACGTCCGCGGAGTTGTACAAAAGCGAGGCCGCAAGGCTGATCGGGACGCTGCTCGATCCCGACAGGAGAAAGGATCCGGAAAGACGGGAGAAGCTGGCGCTGGTCAAGGCCATTTACGCCGTGTCGATGGATATCGGTTTTCTCAACAGGAGCTACCGAAGCGACAATCCCGTGGAGGTCGAGATGAACAAGGCGAAGATCACCTCCTTCCTGAAGAGCCACGGAGGATGCAGGAAGCCGGTGTCAAGCCAGAACCTGGAGGAACTGAAGGCCACACTGAAACAGCTGAAGGCCATAAGACGGAAGGAGGAGGTATGAGAATGAAGCACCTTGTGTATGCGATATCCGCCCTCTCGGCTTTCACGGGCATGATAGTTAATGATGACTTCTGGGCGAAAACATGGTCACAGAACGCCATGTTATGGATTCTGGTAGCATGGATAAACGATAATAACAATAACAATGATGACAATGGAAAAGACGAAATTCGAAAAGGAATGTGCTGATATGTGCGATGCCTGCCGGGCTAAAGGACATAACATCTGCCGGAACGATGTGGATACCGAACTGGTAATGTTCGCCCGGTGTGGGCTGTGCGGGAAGGTGTTTTGCGAACACAACAGCTATTTGACAGAAGACCGCCTCTGCTATGAATGCCAGACGGCCATAAAGCAGAACGTTGACTGCAACGAGGAGATAATCGACCCTGATTTATTCAGGAATTTATTCACTAATAAATAAGAACAGATATGGATATCAAGAATTTATCTGAAAAGGAACGTGAGGCCCTGCTAAGCAAGCTGCAGGCCGAAAAGAAAAGAAAGGACGGGGACCGAAAGAAGAACTACCAGAAGCTGCGTGCCAGATTCCTCGCCTCTGTGGAGAGGAAGCTCCGCAAGTATATCAAGGACGGCCAGGAGTTCAAGGAATGGCTCCGTAAGGAAGCCACCGCCTACTATGACCAGCTGAAGGAGTACGGCGGCCTGAAACGTGACGAGCAGCTCGGGTTCGAGGTGAAGAACGACACCTTCAAGGTCTCCGTCAAGGGGAACCGGGTCAAGGGCTTCGACGAGAGGGCCGACGTGGCGGAGAAGCGCCTAGTGGACTACCTGAACGCATGGATCGGCAAGAAGGGCGATGACGGGCGCAACCCCATGTACAAGCTGGCCATGTCGCTGCTCCAGCGCAACGAGACCGGGGATCTTGACTACAAGTCCATCTCCCGCCTGTACGAGCTCGAGGATGACTTCAACGACCCCGAATATTCGAAAATCATGCAGCTCTTCCGTGAGAGCAACGTGGTGGAAGGCACGGTGATCCGCTTCTACTTCGAGGAAAAGGACGGAAACAATCAATGGAAAAGAATAGAACCCTCATTTAACAAGATGTAAATTATGATGCACAATTGGTTTGAATGTTCCATCCGCTACGAGAAGGTGGCGGAGAACGGCATGAACAGGAAAGTAACGGAAGCCTATCTGGTCGACGCGCTGAGCTTCACGGAAGCGGAAGCCCGTATTATTGAACAAATGAACCCGTATATCAACGGTGAATTTACTGTTTCAGGCGTCAAACGCGCCGGTTACAGCGAACTGTTCCCATCTGAGGAAGATGCGGCCGACCGCTGGTTCAAGTGTAAGCTGTTCATCACGCTGGACGAAAAAAGCGGAGCGGAGAAAAAGACCCCCACTACCGTACTGGTGCAGGCCTCCGACCTTCGCGATGCCGTAAAGAAGCTGGACGAGGGGATGAAGGGCACGCTGGCAGACTATGTCATCGGCTCGGTGGCCGAGACCGCCATTATGGATGTCTATCCCTACACTGCTGATGTGAAACCTGAATTTCCCGGTGATGATAAGAAGGAAGTTTGACCATTCCCATGTAGTCCTGTGCCGCACATGCTGCGGCCGGGGCTTTCTTGAGAACCTGGACGAGCTGACGGACACCGTAAGTACCGTTACCTGTCCCAGCTGCGAAGGGAGCGGACGTGTGGTCGTATCCTCCGTTACCCTTACCACCGTGGAGCCTTATGATCCCGAATCCCCAAATCTCGCGCTGTATGGAAAAGGACGGAATGAATGAGTATCTGCTGAAAAATTTGGAGAGGGCCAAATCCGCAATGGAGGAGATACTGGATGAATCAAGACTCCGGTGCCGGGAGGGCTGGCATAAGCGTGACAGGGCGTTCCGTCCGCAGAGTTTCAGGAAAAGAACCATCTGGCACCGCATAAGGAGCCGGTGCTTTTAAAACAGATTTAAGAACCTTTTAAAAACAATCTTATGAACCTGAGAAAAGACAACAAGAAAAAGAAACCGATGCAGCTTATGCTGGACGAGATTTCCGGAATGATGGGCGTCTCGCAGGAGATGATCCTGTCCCGGATGATATCCAGGAACATATCCGATTCAAGGATGCTGTTCTGCTATATGGCGTATGAGGAAGGGTATCTGTTCCGTGAGATAGCCTCCTTCCTGAAGATATCCAGATGCAGGGCGACAACCGCGTATTATGATGTGAGATTGAGAAAGGAAAAGTTCCGCCCGATCATTGCAAGGCTGGCCGGATGCGGAACAGGAGGTGTCTAGCAGCACTGCAGGTGACGGTTCCCGCACGGTCCGGAAAACCCAGGCGGGACTATATCAACCATTTCCGGCAGGACAGGCCGCTTGAGGGGGTGTACTTCACGGACTTTGCAAGGGATATGCTTGAGAGAAGGGGAAAACGCAGGTCCGGACATTATGCCGCGGTTTATGATGCGGTCCTCCGGCACATAGACAGGTTTTCCACCGAATTCGACTGTGACATCTTCACCAATTCCGTGACGGAGGAGTTTCTGGACGACTTCATTGTCTATCTTGAGAGCCGGGGGCTGCGTCACAACACCATAGCGGGCTATGTCCAGAAGATACAGTCGCTCGTCAGAAAGGCATCGCAGTACAATTACGCCGTAGACGCCACCTATGACGGAACAGATTTGCGTGAGGAGCCGGTAAATGCCGTTTTCCTCTCGATGAACGAGATCGCAAGGATCTACTATTACAAGTTTGAGAGGCAGGACAAAAGAAAGGCCAGGGAGCGGATACGTGACCTGTTCGTCATAGGCTGTCTGACCGCTCTGAGATATTCCGATTATTCGACATTGACAAAAGACAATTTGAGAGATGGATACATCATAAAAAGGACAAAGAAGACCAATGTGGACGTCAAGGTCCCGGCTCATGATTATGTAAGGGAGATATTCGAGAAATATGACGGGAACATACCCGGAGGACTGTGCATACAGTATTTCAACAAGTATCTGAAGGTCATCATGAGGGAGATAGGGCTTACCGACAGGATCACTTTCTCCTACACGAAGGGAGGAAGGCTGGTCACGGAGACCCGGGAGAAATGGGAACTGGTCAGCAGCCATACGGCAAGAAGAAGCGCGGCCACGAACATGTACCTTACAGGACGGATGAAGACATTGGAGATCATGAGACTGACAGGGCACAGGTCTGAGCAGAACTTCTTCCGGTATATCCGGCTTACTGCGGATGATACGGCCCGGTCAATCTCCGGAGACAGTTTTTGGAGAAAATAATAATCTGCCATTTGCCGGTGTCGGCAAATGGCTCATAACTAACAAGTAATGAGCAAATATCAAACAGAAGCTGGGATAGAATGTACTCCCGAAGAAGATAAGTTAATTGACTCTTTGAAACGACTTGCAAAAAAGTGGGAAAAGGATGGTAAGCGTCTTTGGCTGTATTCAGCCAGTGGCTCACTTCACGTAATGATGCATGGAGATACAGACTATAATCCTACACCGGAATTTACGCAATATGGAGGCAGCAACATTGATAATAGTGTAACTACTATTGATGGCATATTAAATGATGGTGGAGATTGGTAATTAACTAAAAACAATATAGAAATGAGTGAATTATATATACCGCCTGAGCGATTTGAGAGAGACTTAATTACCGGACGATTTTTAAAAGGTTGTATTTCTCGCAACAAGGGTCGTAAAATGGTTTATCATTCAAAACGTTCCAAGGCCAGAAGTCTAAAAAATCTGTCTAAAGGACGTGGGGCTTGGCATAAGACTGGTGCAGGCATGAATAAAAAGAGCGTTGTTTTGATAAAGGATGAGAAATTATGTGGAGTATTCCCTTCGATACAAACGGCTGGTAAGATGATTGGCGTGGCTCCTTCTTTGATCAGTGCTATATGTCGGAAAGTAAGAGGCAAACATACGGCTAATGGATACAGATGTTTTTTCGAAGATAGCAATGATTGGTATAATTTAATTAAACAAGATTATGAATAATGACAGGCAGAAGATATTAACTGATTATATTTCCTACTTATACACAACAGGCAGGACTTATGATACTGTCGGGAAATATATCAAATATGTAACGGATTTTCTTGAACGTACTGAAGATGTCAATCGTCGTGGCTATCTGGTTTATAAGCGTGAAAATGCAGATGTCATGGTGCGTCATTCCATAATGTGTTCAGCTATATGCGATCTATTGTCTTTCCTTAACATCGGATATGGAAGGAGGGATAAGACGGTAAAGCCACTGGAAAAACTTGACGTCATATCCGAGAAGAGCAAAAAGCTATTGAATGACTTTATAGTATGGTTGACGGATAATAATGACTACTCCCCTCATACAGTTAATTTATATTATACTTCAATGAAAAAGTATTTCGAGTATGCCAATGAGGTAAACATGGATAATTGCAGGAGGTTTATAAAAAGTCTTGAAGAAGAAAAATTATCTCCCGCTACCATCCGTTTGCGGATTACAGCAATAGAAAGATTTTCCAAATGGCTGAAGAAGCCTATAGAGCTTAAGCGGCCTAAGATGAAGCGCAAGCTCGATGTGAACAATGTCCCGACAGAAGAGGAATACAACCGCTTGTTGGATTTCCTGAAAACGAAATCCAACAAGGACTATTACTTCTTTATTAAGGTTTTGGGTACAACGGGTGCCCGTCTGTCGGAATTCCAACAGTTTACGTGGGAAGACATCATATCCGGGGAAGTAGTATTAAAAGGAAAGGGTAACAAGTACAGACGTTTTTTCTTCCAAAAAACAATTCAGCAGGAAGCGAAGGTTTACGCTAAAGAATATGGTAAAACCGGGATTTTTGCGGTAGGGAGATTCGGCCCGATCACACAGCGTGGCTTTTCCCAGCACTTGAAAGCATGGGGAAAACATTGCGGCATTGATCCAAGGAAAATGCACGCGCACGCCTTTCGCCATTTTTTCGCTAAGATGTTCCTTAAAAAAAACAAAGATGTAATTCAACTCGCTGACCTTCTAGGTCACGGGAGTGTAGACACAACAAGAATTTATTTGCAAAAAAGCTATGACGAACAAAAAAAAGATTTTAATCGAAACGTTACATGGTAGTGTAGCGCAGCTCAATGAACTGTCATCCATGACCGAAGGGATAGACATCTATGACGAGACCGGGTGTGTTGACACTGATTTTTTGATAGAAGCGATATCTTGCGTCAGTGCCTTCATGGACGCAAGCAACATAGTTGTTCAAAAAATATCCTCACTGTTAGCACCTGACGTTCCGATTGGGGAAAAGAAGAAACAGGCTGACGAAGGCAAAAAATGGAATGTGGAAGAAATACTGAAACATTGTACTCTTGAGAACAATATCCTCAAACTTCCTCAAGTTCAATTCAATAAAAAATCTTATGCCGAAGCAAAAAAGTGGATAGAAGAAGCCGGCGGCTCATGGCAAGGTGGGAAGATACAGGGTTTCACATTCCCGTTTAATCCGGAACGTGTGTTTTCCATACTGAAAGAGGGTCAACGGTGCAACTTACAGCAGGATTACCAGTTTTTTGAGACTCCGTCCGATGTTGCCGACTGGCTGGTTATGCTTGCCGGAGGAATACATGAAAATGATACGGTATTGGAGCCGAGTGCCGGCCGCGGTGCTCTCATTAAAGCCATTCATAGGGCTTGTCCTTCCGTAACAGTGGAATGCTATGAACTGATGCCGGAAAACAGAGAATTTCTTCACACCCTTAGCAACGTAATATTGCTTGATGAAGACTTTACCAAAGACAGTGTAGGTAGTTATACTAAGATAATTGCAAATCCTCCGTTTTCCGGTAATCAGGATATAGAGCATGTCAGGCTTATGTATGAACGCTTGGAAGAAGGCGGAACCCTTGCAGCAATAACCAGCCAACACTGGAGATTCGCTTCGGAAAAGAGATGTATTGATTTCCGCAACTGGCTGAAAGAAGTACATGGAGAAGTGTTTGAAATCAGCACAGGCGAGTTTAAAGAGAGTGGTACATCTATTAGTACAATGGCGGTAGTTATAAAAAAATAATTCAAAACCGATGAAAAAAAAATAAGAAATAAAATGATGAATAATCCCGGAAGGTATAAGCTACATCAGTATTTGAAATATGCTCACCAATGGGCGGATACAGTCAGCTATAAATGCCGGTTATATTTGATATTGGATAATGGGAAAATAGTAAAAACCGATTAATAACTATAAAGAAAGGAAGTAATATGGAAGCAAAATTATTAGAAAAAACATCTATCTCATTAGATGAAATATACAAAAATATTGAGGCAGCTAATAAACGCCATGAATACAAAGTATTTTATCCTCACTTTGTTTATTTCTCGGATTCGCTAAAATTAGAACTTATGAGAAAAGGATTTAAGGTTTATGTTGGAGAATGGCTTCACGGAGATAAAGGGTATATTATTGAATGGTAATTAACTAAAAACTAGATTGAAAGGAGCTAATATGTTTGAACCAAAAACAAAAACTATAACCCGTTGGGGGCTTACAATCCGAGGTACTGATGTGTATTTCCCTAAAAAGGAAACAACTATAAATATTGGAAAATTGACATTAAAGATGAATCCGGAAACTCGAATGTTTGAAGAATATCGGCTTTGGGATTTAACCTCCGGTGTTCCTCAATTGATAGACGAACAGAGATTTGATAGAACAAGTTTAATTCAATAAAAATCAGATATGAGCAAGTCAAAAGAATATATTGAAAGTGAGAGTTTTGTGGTAGTCAATCCCAACTTCCCGGTTATCGCAAAAGAAAATGCTTTTAAAGCCGTTGCAATGGCACAGGAAGAAATGAAACGGAAAGCCATTGAAACTCTGTCCTCTGTTTTGGACAACCGGATACATGGCGGTGATGCAGACTGTATCATTGCCGAATTTGAAGAAAGATTAAATAAAATAGAGAAGATATGATTATAGGTTTATACTTTATTGTAGGAGGGCTTACAGGCGCATATCTCTTTAACTGGAATGTGAAACTTTGGAATGACAGGACATCGGCTGTGATAAGAGATGCGTTTATCATACTTTTTATAATCGGGCTGGTCCTTATAGCAACCGACTGTATAGTCCATGCCCTGAATACCTGTACATGAATAGAATGCCCCCAATATTCCGTCCTGATAAGGAAGTAAAAAACGGATGAAACCGGAACGGGCGCCCTGCGGCATACAATAATATGCGGGGGCGCCCGTTGTCAATGAGAAGCTATCGTGTTTCTTTCCGCAGTCTTTCCCTGACCTGCCGCTCCGTGAATCCGAATGCCGCGGCGAACTGTTTGAATTTCTCCTTCTGCCCGGAGGGGAGAAGGGAGTACAGGCTTGAGAACGGCGTGCCGCCTTCCAGCGCTTTCCTGATTTCTTTCTTTTTCATATAAGTTCCTTTATCTGTTTCTTACAACATTCACAATCACACAGCAGCAACCTGGCCTTGTCGAACATCTTCTGTCCTATATTGCCGGACAGGTAGCATATCTCCTCGCCCCACGGGTCGATCCCCAGTGCCTTTGCCATGTGCGCTTCCAGGTGCTTCCTCTCATGGTCATAGGAGTTCTGGAACTCGGCGGGTGACGATGTGATCCCTATCACCATGACCGTCTGCCTTGTGCCGTAGTTGGAATAGGTGAGTCCGGTGTCCGGTTTGCCGGAGGACAGGTTCCTGTACGCCGTTTCCAGATCATCCCCGCGGCAGCCTATGTCATAGAGCCTGCCAATGATCTCGTCGGTGTAGTAACAGTCCACGGCATAGTAGACCGCCACTTTCCAGCCGTATTCCTCTATGTCAAACCGCTGGCGGATCATAACATCTCGTCCCATTCCACCGGTTCCCCGGCCCTTGTCATTTTTGCATACCACATGCACATGACCATGCCTTCCGGAGCGTCATAGTCATCTATGATATCCTTGACGTAAAGCGCCAGATGGGGCTCGTCGGCGATGGAGGACTTGAAACAGTCCGCCTTTGCCTGGTTGGCCACGTATACATAGTCATATAATGTGTTGTTCTCCACCCTGACCCCGTTCTTGGCCAGAAGTTCGTCCACCTTGTCCTTGGTCATGGGTTCGACCTTCTCGCTTTTTCCGGTTGCCGGGTTCATCCTGCGCATGAGCGACACGGCGAAGTCGCACAGCTTTTTGTTGAAGTGCCAGCCATTGTGCCGGAGGTACGCCGTCAGCTCCTTTGGCCGGTCATCGTATATGTCCAGAGGTTCCTTTGTCCTGTTCATAGTCTTCTTGTTAGCCGGGACGGGGGAATCCTCCGTCCCGGCGGGTTAAACTAACGGTATCTTGAATAGCGTCCTGTTCCGGGCACTCCGCGGCGCTGGCCCATCGAGCCGCCGCCATAACGGTTCCCGTATCCTCCGCCGTATCCGCCACGGTTTCCATAACCGCCACGTTGTCCCATGTCGTCATACTCGTCATAGTCATCGTAGCCGTCGTCGCGCTGTCCCATGCCGCTCCCTTCCGAGAGTTCCTCAATGCACTGCATGAGCTTGCCGCCATACTTGAGCATTTTTTCGGCATAATCGGACATTCTCTCGACCTTGCTGTCTTCTATCTCGATCATCATCATACTTGTTGTTTTTTAGAATTGTTCGTACTGGGCCTTTCCGCCGGTTTAAGCAGTTCGGCCATCATGGCCTTCAGCTCGGATATCTCCTCCCTGAGAGCCTTGTTTTCCGCCTCCTGTCTCTGCCTTTCGGCAAACTCGGGATTCAGTATCTCCATCATCTTGCCGCAGGCGTCCACTATGGCACGGTGGTGGTCTATGCTTCTGAGTATCTCCGCGGACCTGTTCCTCATGGCCGCCACCTCGGAGTTCATCGACTCCCTTGACCCGGATATGACCATGTTCCCGCCTCCGGGGAAATTCGCGTCGGCGATGTCCGCCCCCGCGGGTATCTTCTGGAACGTGACGGTCTGTTCGCCGACCTTGACGGTGATGTCCACCACCATCTTCATCGGCTGGCCGAACATCACCGGCTGTGTCCCGTCCGGGACCGGATTGGATACTCCCGCAATGGCGCCGACCTCCACATAAGGCGTCCCGTCCTTATGGAGTATGTAAAACTGGCTGTTGACTCTTAAATTCTGGAAAGGCATAATTGTTTCTCTTTAAATGGAGGGATTCCTCCCTCCTTGTTCTTAAACTACTCCGGTCATTATCTGCAGGGTGTTTGTCGTCCTGTCGAACCAGAACTCGAACACTCCCGTACCGGGGATGTCGGCCGCCGTCAGCGCTTCCCCGTTGTACTTGGTCACGGCCTGTGTCACCCCGTTTGTCTCGAACAGGACCGGCAGCGTCCCGGTTGTCCCTGTGGGGACGGCCTGCGCCAGGTCAATGTAGATGGTTCCCCTGTACCATGCGTTCACAAAGGCATGATTGGGAAAGGAGAACACCACATTGTCGGTATTGACCGTTACTCCCGAGGTTGATATGGCCGCAGAACCCCTGCGGTTTACAAATTGGAAAGGATATACTGCCATAATAGCCTCCTTCCTCAATTAACCCCAAAAGCCATTACCGGCGGCGTAAGGATTGAAGCCGTATCCAAGACCATATTGGGCCGCCACACAGGTGGGGATTCCCACAACCGGGCTGTACGGCACCTTGGCCACTTCGGGCTGGTTGCACTCAATCTTCGCCAGACGGGCGCTCAGATCACCCAGCGCGGCGTTGACAGGCGCGATGGTCTGTGCGGACACCTGTGCGAAATACGCGTTCTGGTGCTCCTGTGAGAGCTGGTTGACGAGCGTGCTGTTCTTTTCGCGCAACGAGTCGATCTTGTCAAGCAGCGCCTGGTTCTGCATGGCGTCCAGCTTGCTGATGATGGCGTTGGTGTTGGCCGTACCGGCGTCACGCAATGCGAGCGTGTTCTGGTTGGCCGTGTTCACCAGTGCGTTTGTCTGGTTGCATACGGACAGCTGGTTCTCGTAGCCCATTTTGGTGATGTTCTCGTTTGTCTGGCAGCAGCACTGGCAGATCTGCGACTGGATGGCGTTGTTGCCCTGCATGATCGCGGTGACGATCTGGTTGGTGTTCATGCCCATCTGGTTGCCGATGTTGCATATCTGCATGCCAAGACTGTTTATGGCGGCCTGTACGGCGTCCGAGGAGGTGTTCAACGCGGTGGCCAGGCTTTGGATGTCGTATCCGTTGCGTTGTACGGCCTGCATGATCACGGCGGTGTTCGCGTCGTTCTGCACGAAGGGGACCACGCCGCCCTGTCCGTTGCCCATCATTCCGCCACGGGCGCCGCCGAAACCTCCCATGCCTCCCCATCCCATCAGGATGAACAAAAGCAGGATGGCGAACAGGTCGTCACCCCAGCCGTTGCCGTTACGGTTGTTGCCGTTTCCCATCAGCGCCAGGATGTTCGGATCCACACCGCGCTGTTGCATAAGCGCCGGAAGCATGGCCAGTATGCCGTTGGTGCCGCCTCCGGAGTTCCCGTTCTCGGGGAACACAAAAGTTCTTGATTCACTCATAGTTGTATTTGTATTTTGTAGTTCCGGTCACTAATCCGACCGTGGTGCAAACATACTCAACTACACGCGCTCCGTCGAGCGTCCTGTTCTGATGTGTTTCCTTATTTGTTCCAGATATATTCCGATCATCGGCGAGGTGATGTTCCGCGCCAGCAGGCGCCGTACTCCCCGCGCCGTGCGGTTGGTCATCCCCGCTATCTGGTCGGGATACAGGCCGGCTTCCGAGAGCAGCCTGACAAGCACATATCTGGCGTCCGTGGACTCCATGTCCCTGAAGTCGCCCAGTATACGTTCCCTCGGCACTTCCGTTTCACGCTCGGTCAGGACGAGCAGGTTGAAGAAAATTTCGCTCTTGCACATAAACTTCCAATTTTTATTATTACTTTTGTGCACCACATTAAAACGGCACACGTTTGTTGCGTCAAGGACTTTAGCCCTCAGCGTGCAGCAAGCGTGTGCCGTTTATGTTTTAATGTGGTAGTTAAACTAACGGAAGCGTTGAGGGCTTTTTTATTATTAACCCTCCCTTTGTTGCATATTTATTTCATAATCACTACCTTTGTCATACAGGTAAAAGTTTTTTCAAATTGTTCAAATGTTTCAGGGTATGAGGAAATCCAGGATAAACACTCCGGGAAGAAGTTATGTGTTCCGTGTTACGGATGTCGTGCGCATTTATGACGAACACAGCCGCAGCGGCCTTTCGAACCGTGAGATATTCCGCCGTTACATCTGGCCCAAATACCGGATATGCGAACGTACCTTCTACAATATGATCAAGGCCAGCGCGGACGACCGTGTCATCGCCCGGCAGCGCGAGATGCAGATGACACTTTTCTAAAGTCTCTCAACCGCCCTGAACGTGTATTCCTCCACATCCTCCACCACCTCCGCATGATTATGGTTTGTGTCGCTGGCTGTACGCCGGAACATGTCAAAGCAGACCTTCCCGTTGTCCCCCTTGAAATCATGCAGGCAGGCACTGATCTCCTCCAGCAGGCTGAAACGTTCCAGGGACTGCTGCTGATATCGGCTTCCCTTCCTTGACGAGCCTTTCCAGGGGGTCACGACATGCAGCCTGACTGTAACCGCCGCCTGCTGTACGGCACCCGATAGCGTCGTCCATTTATACGGCATGAACTCAAGGAACACGGCGGGCATGTCGAAAGGCTCCTCCTCCTCGATGAAGTCGACCTGCTCGTTCCACAGGTCATAGGTCCTGACTGCCGGCACCCCTTGCCTGTCCGGCAGCTGTTCCAGGCGTTCCTGGAGCTGCAAATAGAAAAAACTTCTCATACTTTAATCGTTATCGTTGAACACTTTCTTCAAATTCTCCATGGCTATCTCATCCAGCAGTTTCTCCAGATCCGGATGGCGTCCGATGAACTGACGCCTGGGAATCATGATCCTGCTTCCTGTCTTCTTCAGCGCCATGGCCTTGTAGAACTCCGCATCCCGGGATATCTGCCGGTTTTTCCTGCCGTTCCGTGCCTTCCCGGCCTTTGTCCGGGCTATACCTCCCACGGCCTGCCTGTACTTTATCCAGAAATATCCTTTCATCCTGCGGGTGACGGTGATGCTTCCCCCCTCGTTGTGTATCTTCGCATACGGCACGGACGAGGTGATCTCCACCCCCTTGGCTCCTTCCATTATCTGGGAGCGTATGCTGCGTCTGAGGGTCCCGGACTGTACGAGCAGGCCTCTGGTTTCGTCCGTGTCACCCTTTCGCCTTTTCCATTTCTCGTTGAAGAAGGCCTCGCGCTTGAAATTCATGTCGAACTCCTCCTTCGCTTCCACCCTGATGTCATTCAGCGTAAGGCGGATGAACCGGTTTATCCGTCCCCGCAGCTCCCTCATGGTCTTTCCGGAACCGTTGTCAGCCATTGCCGCCTCCTTTCCCGGCCTGTTTCCGGATGATCCGGCAGGCCCTGCACAGTTCATTCCCGTCCCCTTTGCCGTCACAGTCCGCACAGTCCTTGCGGGTGTACGGGTTATATGCCGGGAATGTGGTCATCCGTTTCCCCGGATTGAATCGCATCATCTCCTGGTACTTTCCCGATGTGGCCTGCGATCCGAGGTTCATGGCCTCCCTCTCGTCGCTTTCCGGATACTTCCCTTTGCGGACCTGTTCTGTCGTGCAGCGGCATCCGAACCCGTTGGGCGGGAGATACCAGTCCCAGAACCTGCTGGAGAGGGGAAGGGTGATCCCGTCCAGTGGACGGTGGCCCTTGCGGACCCTCTCGTCTCCGACGGTACGGTACTGCAGGTTGTAATCCTCCCCGTCCTTCTCGAAATCCTTCCATTTCGCGGCCATCAGCGCCGATGACCTGGCGAAGTTCCACTCTGTTTTCAGATAGGCCCCGTTATAGGTGTCGTTGATTGTCTGAACGTCGTTTAAAAACCGTTCAAACGGTTTTAATCCTCCGTCTTCATCGAGCAGGGAGGGAAACGCCTCGTTCAGCTCGTGGAAGGTCTTTATTCCGCTGAAGACATAGTCGGACTCCTTCAGCCTTTGCACGCTCACCTCGTCCAGCGGCACTTCCCTGACGGAAAGGTCCACGGCATTGTCAAGCAGCGCGGCGGTCTTCTTGATGAATTCCCTGACTTCCTCGTCCTCCAGCATCTCCGGGCTGAACCCCTTCTGTCTGTACAGCCATGCCATAAGCAGCAGGAAGGCCTCCTCCACCTGCGAGGTGTCGGCCTGCCGTGTGTCGTTGTCGTCTTTTTCCAGGGCCAGCGTGCTGCTCCCGTACAGCAGCGCGGCCCTCTCATGCAGCCCCGCATAGTCGGCGGGGCCTAGTCGAAAAAAGGTTTTACCAGCTGCTCCTTCCTGTCCTTTCTTGTCATTACGGGAATCTGGTACTTGTCTACGATATATTTGGGGTCCACCTCGTAGTGGTTCATCACCATGGACTCGTATGCCACCTGCTGCTCGGGCGTGTAGGTCACGCTGTCATCCCAGTCAAAACGGTATCCCTTGACCGGAAACCCGTGTTTTACCATGCGGGGGATCAGCTGCCAGTTCACCAGGTCCCTTATCATGTCGGCATCCTTGTTGATCAGGTTGTCCAGCATGTTCTCGTGGACCTTGGACTGTGAGAGCGACGCCCCGTTGTCTACGGTCATGGTCTGCGTGAGCACCGCCTTGCTTATCTCGCTGTTGCAGCGTTCTATGCGCTTGTCGTAAACATTGTACGCGTCCCCCCGTGTGGATTCCTTGATGTCGATGGTCGTCCCTTCCGGGAACAGCCCGTATGATGCGGCCCCCATGTTCCTGAGCAGTCTTTCCAGCTTGTCGAATTCCTTTGGGTCACGGCTGGTGGTCGTTCCGATACGCAAGGGGATGCCGAATATCTCCCCGAACATGTCCCAGAAGCTGGCCATGTTCTTTTTCGGGATGGTATGCAGGGCGCATTTGAGGTACAGTCCCAGGTCATGCGTGCCTCCGGCTTCCGTCACCCACCATGACACGGGGCCGCTGCGGTAGTCGTACCCCGACTGCCATGTGTCGTTCTCGCTGGTGATGATCACCCCGTATTCAGGCACGACATGGGTGCGCGGTATCAGGCTGACGCTGCTGAACACCGGCTTGTCCTCCACGGTGATGACGGGTCCCAGCTCGATGAGGGAGTTCCCGTAATATATGCTTTCAAGGCTGAGCCGCATCCACTGCTTGAACCACGGTGTCTCGAACAGCTCCCTGAGATCCTCGTTCTCGGCGCCTGACCTGTCGACGATCCTGAATCCCTTGTTCATGACGAACCCGGTACGCTGTTCCACGCATCCGGCAAGGTGCCCGTCCACATCCACGTCCGTATAGATGTTGTACAGCCGGTTCCGCCTGGGCTGCTCCACATTGATGGCCTGCTGCCATGCGTGCCGCCATGACCTCAGGTCGTTGCGTGTGAGGTTCTCCGTCTGCAGCTGGAGGCTGACCGTGATGTCGCGGACCTTTTTCCTATCCGCACGGCGCGCAAGGTCCATATTGCCGATGCGCACCCCCTTGTCTCTTCCTTTTCCCATAATTACCAGATATAGTTGTTCCTGATCCCCTCACCTGTGCGGATCGGGTTGTAATAGTCTTCCTGTCCGTCGGGCCCGGTGACGGTAGGGAGGTCAAGCATCACTTCGGATGCCTGCACCGCCTCCAGCCATTCCACCTGTTTGTCATACTGTGTGCTGTACTTCTCAAGGCTCATGCGGGCAGGCAGGCCCAGCACCATCCTGTACAGCGCGATATCCGTCAGGCACCCCACCAGCGCCATGTTCCTTTCGTCCCCCTGTCTGGAGAATGCGGCATCCACGTCGTACCGTCCTCTCAAGTATCCGGCGGCAAAATCCATGGCGAACCTTTCGGCAAGCAGGCGGTTCTCCTCCTTGCTCTGCTGCACGATCTTCAGGGCTTCCTCCCCGATATTGATATAGTCCTGTTCCGTTATATACATAATGGTAAGTTTTGTTTGGTTGTCACCATCCTTCCTTGGGCGCCTGCCTCATTCCGATACGGGGCGGCATGGTATCCTGGCGCACCTGTTTCTGCAATTTGTATATCGCCCCCTCGTCCGCGTCCGGGGAGTCGTCATGCGCCCGGCTTCCCTGCTCGAAGGAGAGCGTCTGGTCAATGGATGTCCGCATGTCGGCGTCGTCCTTCAGCCTGATGTTGTACCAGACGAGCCCTCTTTCCCACAAGGGGGATATGGCCTCGATCCGTGCGAACTTGTCGGGTTTCTTGCGCGTGTCCGGCATGACGGGAAGCTGGTATCCCCTTATGTCCCCCTCCCTCTGGAACTCGTCAAGTATGGTATCCTGCATGAAGTTCGCCTCCATATAGAAGGTGGCGGCGCAGTCCTCCGGCAGGGATTCGTACAGGTCATAGAGCCAGCGTACCATCTCGCCTACGCCGCACTGCCGGCAGAACGCGCGTATGCAGTGCAGTTCCCTGTGCGATGCCGTTTTCAGCCCCCTTTTGGGCCGCCCCCACATCTTGCACGCCTTGTAGTCGTTCTTTCCGCCGCTCTTCCATGATGGGTCGACGTATACCACGATGCTTTCGTAATATTTCAGCCTGAGCATCGGCTTGTATCTTATCCACCTTTCCTGGAATACCGCCCCTTCGGTGACGGGGTTGTTCATGTATTCCTTCTGGAAGGAGCGGTATCCCATGAACTCCTCCAGTCCGTGGAGGTATTCCGCCGTATATCTCTCGGGCCATGACGGGTTCCCGTCCCTGTCGAAAGCGTTGACGGAGCTGGTGTGCACGGTCCTGCTGTCAATGATCTTCTGTAGCACGCTGTTCTTTCCGATCAGGTTGCCCACCATGACAAACCGTCCTCCCTTTCCCCCGAAACATCCGAAGAGCGCCTCTTTGATCCACTTGGTCATCTCGCGTACCCGGGCCTCGCTGCGGCACATCTCGTCATCGTCAAGGTCATCCACCACTATGTAGTCGGGACGCATCTCCCGGAAACGCAGTCCTCGCGGCGACTGTCCCCGTCCCCGGCTGAAGAAGGCGCACCGGTCCTTCGTCACGAACTCCCCTTCCTGCCAGCATCCGGCATTGTACTGTTCGCCGAAATCCTCGATGATGTACCGGTTGGACTGCAGCTCCATCTGCAGGTCCCCCAGAAGGGCGTCCGCATTATCCTCGCTTTTCCCGACCAGCACCATCACATGCAGCTTGCCGTTGAATTTCAGCCACAGGGGTATGCCGATATCCAGATGCACGCTCTTGGCATGGCCGCGCGGCCATTTAAACACGGCGCGGCAGTTGTCGTTATTGTACATATACCGGGCCGCATCGTTATGGAACCCGGCATTGGGACATTCGCAGTAGTGCCTGAGGTAACGCTGGCAGAAATAGCCGTAATCCCTGAGCGCCCGCGCGATGTTGCGTTTCCTCTCCTGGGGGGATTCCATACGGTCCTCCGATGTGATCCTGGCCAGCCGTTCGCTCTGCTGCAGCCAGCGTTTGTACGCGTCCTTCCTTTCCTGTTCCGTCATGGCTTCTTTGTGAAAAAGGGGGTTAGAAAATCATCATGCAGGCCGTGGAGCATCGCCACGACCTTGTCGGGAAGCTCCGGATAATCCTTCCGGTGTTCCATCAGCCAGTCCTCGAACCGGATGAAGGCCTCCACATAATGCACCACATTGGTGCTCCTGTCCATCTTCTCGATGGTGGCGGCCAGCTTGACCAGGTCGTCGGCTATCTTCTTTTTTTTCAGATACTCGTCAGGGTCCTCGATGGCGTCGTTGATAATGGAGAGGATCTTCTGCGTGACCTCCTCGCGTGTCATTCCGTAACAGGCTTTCAGCTCCCTCCATCCTTCCTGGCTGATCCACCTGCTGAGCGTCTGGCGGGCGATCCCCGTCATCTCGATGATCCTTTCCTGCGGGATTCCCTTGAGGTACAAAGCCTTGGCGGTATCTTTCGACTTATGTCCGGTTCTTGCCATAATGAATTGTTTTTTCTGCAAAGATGCACTGCGGAACGTCCCGAAGGCAAGAAAATGCGCGGGCGTTGCACACAATGCTGAAAGTGTTGCACACTTTTTTTGAACACCTTCCCTCCGGATGTAAGTTTGCGGCAAAATCAGACGGAAATGGGCAAAAGAATAAGAATAAGCAACGAAACGCTGAACTGTTACGGAACATGGGTGAGGACGGACGGGGTGGACCTGTCCCAGTACGAGCGGAACCCTGTATTGCTGTGGATGCACGAGAGAGGGTGCGTCATCGGAATGGTGAAGGATATCAGAAGGGAGAACGGTGAGATTACCGGAGAGCCCTGGTTTGACGATGTCCGGGAGGAGAGCAGGATGGCCAGACAGCAATGGGAGAAAGGCACGCTGCGCATGGGATCGCCCAATTTCGACATACTCGAACTCTCCGAAGATCCGGCACTCCTGAAACCCGGGCAGACCTGCCCCACGGTGACCAGGTCCAAACTGGTGGAGTACAGCATGGTGGATATCGGGGGGAATGATGACAATATCAGCCTGATTTATGAAGGGAAACCGTTGAAACTCAGCAAGGGGGACGGCTCGCACAGTCTTCCCCTCCTGAAAAAAAACAATAACCAAAAAACTACACCTGAAATGAACAATGAAGAAATGAAAGCAGTCGCCCTGATGCTGGGCCTCACGGATGCCGCGACACTGACAGACGTGCAGAAAAAGATCAATCTCCTGCTGGAGTACCAGAGAGCGAACGGAGTGCTGCAGGCCGAGAAGGAGAAGCTGGAGAAAGAGCTTGACGGACTCAAGCTCTCGGGTATAACCGCCCTTGTGGATTCCGCCATCGGGGAGGGAAAGATCAGCGCCGACAGGAAGGATCATTTCATCTCCCTGGGGAAATCGGTCGGTGCGGAGTCCCTCAAGCTGACCTTCGAGGCGATGAACCCTGCCCTGCGCCCTTCCGCCATACTGGCCGGGAAATCCGGAGGAGCCGTACATGCGGGAGGCTACGAGAAATGGACGGATGTGCCGGAGGAGGAGCTCAAGCTGATGCGCTCCGATGACCCGCAGCAGTACAGACGCCTGTACAAGAAACAGTTCGGAGTGGATTGCCCTGAATTTAATTAACTAAAAATTAAAAGCGAATCATGAAAAAGAAATTTATTCTGAAATTTTTGACCGGAACGGCCTTCAATGTCATAATGGGGGTCATCCTTGCGTCAATGGTGGGGATCAGCCCCGCATACGGTGCGGCCTCGGGAATTGTTGTGCCGATGCTTCTTAAGGGATTCATGCCGGCCGGTGCCGCCATGGAGGGTGTGTACACCGAAGTATGGACGGGAGAGCTGGTCAGACAGCTCGACGCGGGACTGACGGCGTCGTTCCTTGACGGGATACCGGACTATTCCGCAAGAGTGAACAACGAGATCATCCACCTGGTGGATGTGGGTGCCGATCCGGACGTGCTGGTGAACAACACCACCTATCCCATACCCATACAGAATCTGGAGGAGAATGACATCCCCATCGGCCTGGACAAATTCCAGACAAAGGCCACCCGTGTGACGGATGACCAGCTTTATGCAATTTCCTATGACAAGTTCTCGCTTGATGTCGAGCGTCACAGGAACGCCATCGACCGTATCCGTTACAAGAAGGCGGCGCACGCCCTGGCTCCATACAGCCATACAGGCAAGACTCCGGTGATCCCCACCAGCGGGGAGGCGGATGCCACAGGACGGAAAAAACTGACCTTGAAAGACATCATCGCCTTGAAACGCGCCCTGGACAATGCCGAGGTGCCGGAGGACGGGCGCCGTCTTGTGCTGTGTCCGGATCATGTGAACGACCTGCTCGAACAGGACCAGTCGTTCAAGGACAAGTTTTACAATTATACCAGCGGCAAACTCCTGAACATGTACGGTTTCCAGATATACACGTTCATCAACTGTCCGTATTACACCAATGAGGGGGTCAAGGTTCCGTACAACCAGACTCCGGGTGAAACCGACCTGAAAGGATCCTTCGTGTTCTATGTACCCCGCATGTTCCGTGCGCAGGGCTCGACCAAGATGTATTATTCGGCTGCGGCCACCAGCCCGCAGACCCAGGAAAGCCTGGTCAACTTCCGCCATTACTACATCGTTCTTCCCAAGAAACAGGAGGCGATCGGAGCCATCTATTCGTGGGACGGTACCACTGTCCAGAAAAAGGACCAGGAAGTTCCGGCCGAGAAACGGTGGGCCGAGGTGAGACGGGAAGCGATGGCGGCAGCGAGAGCGAAAGCCGCGTCTGAAGGAACGGATTCGGAAACCGATGAAATCGAGTCATGACCATGACACCAAGAGGACTACGAAACAATAACCCCGGAAACCTCCGCCTGTCAGGTGACAGGTGGAAGGGTCTCCGCCCGGTGCAGACAGACAAGGAGTTCTTCCAGTTCACCGACATGAGATACGGCTACCGTGCCATGCTCATCACCTTGAGGAACTACCGGAAGAAACACGGTTTGAGGACCCTCTCCCTTATGATCGGGCGTTACGCCCCGTCCACGGAGAACGACACCCGTGCCTACCTTTCAAGTGTATGCGGCGAGCTTCAGGTTCCCACTACCTACGAGCCTGACGTGGATGACAAGGGGACGATGTGCCGTCTGGCCGCCGCGATGAGCCGGGTGGAAAACGGCGTGCCCGCCGTCATGGCGGACATAGAGGCCGGCTGGGAGATGATCTGAAAAATGACATGCGTATGGACTGGGGCACTGTATTCGAACTTCTCCAGCAGTGGCTCGCCCCCACGGGGTGCATAGCCATGGCAATAGGCTGGTGGCGTGACCGCAGGCTCGTCAAGGTCCGTGCGGTCAAGGAGAACGAGGGCACATACAAGCAGTTGTATGACGACCTCTCCGAGACGACTTTACATTTAAGCGACCAAATACGAAAAGTCAATGAGAAAATTATCGTTCTGGAACAGGCGCTGCGTAAATGTTACCAGTGCAAGTATGCTGACCGCTGTCCTGCTGTTGTCTGGATGCGCAGCAAACAGGGAGAGCCGAACAGCCGTCCGCTCGGGCTCTCTTCAGAGGAGCGTAACCGGGGAAATAATCTTCGGCAAGGCCCCGACGACTCTGACGAGCCTGGCACTGAAACCCGGGCTCCTCCGGACGATAGGCGGCCTTCCGGCCGGCATGGGCGTGACGGAGCAGCATGAGGGGCTGGACCTGAGGGTGGAATCGGACGGGGAAGGCGGCGTGAACGTCACGGCCGTCTCACATGCCCGGCCGGAGATCACCGTAAGGGAGACCTCGGACCTGAAGTTGGAGTCAGAGGAGAGTACGGCCGAGGAAAAACAGCCGGTTCCCTCTTTTTGGGAGCGGACAAGGACGAAGGTGTTGTGCTGTTTTGTCCTCCTGCTTCTCTTCTGGGGGCTCCGGCGGTTTAAAGACAAATCAAGGAACAATTAAAACATGAATCATTATGGCAGAAACGAATACCGGCGCCATCTATGGCGTGAAAGCTCTTAAATATAACGGGCAGGCTCTCGGGCTGATATCCGAGGACGGGCTGCAGCCCGGAGGCGACTCGCCTTCCAAGACCCGCATCTGGGCGGCGCAGAAACGCAACGCGCCGTTCGCGGTGCTCAAATCCACACCGGGAACCAAGACATGGACGTTCACGCTCATCGAGCTGTCCGCGGACAACATGATACAGGTGATGGGCGGGACGAAGGAAAGCACCGGGGTCTATGTGCCTCCGACGGAGGACAAGGACGTGCAGGGCGTGTTCGACATCGAGACCGTGACGGGACACACGATCCGTATCTATAACGGGGTGCTCACATGCAATTTCGCCAACGGGATCAACTTCAGCAATGTGCTGGGCATCGAGTGCGAGCTGGAGATGCAGGATGCCGGGGAGAAGCCTCCCTACAAGATCTTCGCTCCCGGACAGATGCCCCCCTCCGATGAAATTCCGTCATAGTCATGACGGACACACGAATACAGGCGGCGGACATGCTGCTTGACATCGGCATCCGCATTCCGGTGATGCCGCTCAGACCCTTTAAAAAACGCCCCGGGAAATCCTTCCTTGTCATGCGCCGTCCGCCCGCCGGGGCGGTCATCCGCATAGCAAGGCGGTACCTGGAGCTCGGCGTCACCCCGGAGGATATCAGGGCGATGGACTATGAAGAAAGGATGCGGTTCGTGGCGGAGAAGGGAAAGGCGGTCAGCCGGATGGTCGCGCTGGCCGTATGCACCGGATGGCTCTCGGGGATGCTGTTCTCCGGCCCTGTGGCATGGTATCTCAGATGGAGGGTGCATCCGGCGATGCTCTCCGCCGCCCTCATCGAGCTGCTCAGGGGCATGGACATACAGCCTTTTTGCAATACTATTCCGTTGGCGTCCAGAACGGCGGAGCTGCTGGAGCCGATAGGAAGCCGGGAAAGGAAAACGGGTTAACGGGCCGGCAGGAAGGCCCCCATAGCGTTTTCGGAATCATCGCGCAGGCGATGGAGCGGTTCGGCCGTACAAAACGGCACATCCTGTGGAAGATCAGCTACGCCGAGCTGATGCTGATGAACACGGATGTCAGCCGGTATGTGACCAAGGAGGAGCTCCTGGAAAGGGAGCGCAAACGTAGGCCGGACAAATTCACCACTGAATATTTTCAAACAAAACTTGGAGGGTAAAAATGGAACCTGTAAGACTGGAGATACTGCTTGACGACAAGACACTGAAGGGATTGCGCTCGGTGGAGGGCAACCTGGGCAATATGAGCCAATTTGCCAAACTTGTCATCGCACAGTTGGAGCAGGAGCTTGCGACCCTGCAGGAACGGTTCAAGCAGGCCATGGCCGCAGGTACGAATACCGACGCCCAGATGGCGGACATCCAGGCGCTGCAGGGAGTTGTCAGACAGTTGAAGACGGAATTGCAGGGGCTGGAGGAGCAGAAGAAAAAGACAGGATCCACCCCTCTCATGAAAGATGATCCCGCCCCTAAACTCGATAATGTGAGGATGAGCATGCAGCAGATCGCCCGGGAGCTCCCCTCGCTGGCAATGGGTCCCCAGATGTTCTTCCTCGCCATTTCCAACAACATTCCCATGTTCACCGAAGCCCTGTCGTCAGCCCGCAAGGAGTATGAAGAACTGACCAAAGCCGGAAAGAAAGCCACCCCGGTGTGGAAGCAGGTGCTTTCCTCACTGTTCTCGTGGCAGACGGCGCTGGCCGCCCTGATTACCCTGTCCGTCGTATACGGGAAGGAGATCGGCGGATGGGTGAAGAGCCTGTTCGGCGTGAAGGATGCCGCCCTGTCCGCGGCGAAAGCCCAGGAAAAGGTGAATGAATCCTTCAGGAACAGCAGCAGTGATGTGGCGGAACAGGTCACTCTCGTCAGGTCCTTGTCCGAAAGATGGAAGGAACTGGGAGACAACATGTCCGATAAAAAACAGTTCATCACCGAAAACAAGAAGGAGTTCGGGAAACTCGGTGTTGAGGTGGGCAACGTGAATGACGCCGAGAACCTGCTGGTGGACAATACGGACGTATTCATCGGGGCGATGATTCTCAGGGCCGAAGCTGCCGCAGCGTTCAAACTGGCCACGGAGCAGACGGAGAAGGCCTTGAAAAAACAGAACGAGATAGAGGAAAGGCGGAAGAAGGGCCCGACTTTCTGGGACAGGTTCAGGGCCAATTTCTTCTCTTCCGCGTCCGGATCAGCTACTTATACCCGACAGGCGGACGCTCCCACGGCCGAACAGCTCAGAGAAAATGATATCTCCGCCCTGGAAGAGGAACAGAAGGCGGCGGAGGATACGGCCAAATCCTATATGGACCTGTTCCTTGCGCGGACAAAGGAATGGAAGGAGAGGCTTAAATCGGCAGGCATAAAGGAAGATGACGGCAGGGAAACCAAGGATACGGGCAAATCGGCCCGGGATTATCAGGACGAGCTTGCCGACGCCCGTATCAGGGCACAGCAGAAACTTGAGGCGGCACGCATATCGGTCATGCGGGAAGGTGTAAGGAAACGCCAGGCCCTTGCAAGGCAGGAGCTTGACGAGTCGCTCGCGCAGATCGACAAGGAGGAGCGTGACACCCTCAAGAAAATGGACGAGGCCGAAAAGAAACGGGGTGTGAAGTCCACGTCCGAGGAAAGGCAGGCCGTGAAAGACAACGCCTCGCAGCAGCGTCTTGTCGCCTACCAGCAATATGCGAAGGAATTCTATACCGCCGACAAGGAATGGCAGGAGAAGGACCTGCAGTCCTGGATTGACTATAACAAGGAATACGGCACATACCAGCAGAAACGTCTGGCCATCATGCGGGAATATACCCTTAAATCCTCGAAAGAGAGTCTGAACGGGAATGACAAAAGGATGCTGTCCCGACAACGTGACGAGGCGCTGTCCGAACTTGATTTCAACGAACTGAAGGACACCATCAACTGGGATGTCGTCTTCGGCAATCTGGACAAGGTGGCGAAAAAGGAACTGCAGAAGGTGAAGCGGCAGATAGTCAGCTTCCGCAACAGCCCGGAATTCAAAAAAAACGCCACTCCGGAACAGATGCAGGTCATCGAGGAAGCCATCGGGAAGATCGACAGCGAGGTCATCGAGAAAGGAGGTCTGTTCGGCAATCTGACCGAATCCATACGGGAATACTCCGAAGCGGTTGATGAACTGACAGCCGCGCAACGGGATTATGACGAGGCCGTGCGGCAATACGGGGCGGACAGCGCGGAAGCGGAGGCCGCTCGAAAGAAAAGGAACAAGGCGGAAGCCGGGGAGCGCAATGCCGGGAACAACCTGGAAGCCTCGAAGGATAAGGCGGTGAGAAACATCACCGCCGTGGCCGATGCGATGAACACGCTGGGCGAGGCGGACATGAGCCTGTCATCCTTCGGAAGCGCGGTCGGGTCTCTGGTGGACACGCTGTCCGCATCCGGAAGCACGATCGGCGGCATCATCGCGGCCATACTGGCTATCCTTGACCAGATCGGGCAGAAAGGGCTGGAGGGTTTTGTCGGCAACATTCTCGAATCCGTCATGCACGCCGCAGGAGGATTGTGGGACAGCATCGGACGTCTGTTCGGTGTCAAGGGGCTTGGAGGCATCTTCAAGGGAGCCGACTATTCCGGCTATAACGAGATGGTGGACCAGTACAACCGTCTGAACGAGATATGGGATGAACTGATCGACAAGAAAAAGGAATATATAGAGACCAGCTACGGCGCCGAGGCGCAGAAGGTCGGAGAGGAAGCACTGGCCCTACAGCGGACCGCCATAGACTCTTACCGGATACTGGGCAAGGAACGTCTGAATTCGGGAGCCAGCACGGGATCGCACTCTATCGGGGTGCGGCAGCGCAAATGGATGTCCTCTCAGGACTGGGCGGCAGCCGGCGCGGCCCTGGGAGAAGACTTCTACAGGTACGGGATCGGGGAAGGACGTATGACCGGGCTGTTCGATCTCTCCGTGGAGCAGCTGGAGAAACTGAAGTCGGAAGCTCCCACATTCTGGGCCAAGCTGGATGATGATGTCAGAAATTACTTGGACAAGATCATTGAAGGTTCGGAAAAACTGGGTGACATACAGGCCCAGATAAAGGAACAGCTCACGCAGATGTCTTTTGACAGCATGCGTGACGCCTTCTATGACACACTGCTTGATATGGAAAGCGGGGCGGAGGATTTCTCGGAGGACTTCAGCGAGTACCTGCAGAAGGCTATCCTCAAGACAAGCCTGTCGAAAGTCTACGACAAGAGGCTTCAGGAATGGTATGACAAGTTTGCCAACTACAACAAGGAAGGAGGTATAGATACCGGGGAATACAAGGACCTCCAGCAGGAATGGAACGATATCGTAAAGGACGCCCTGGAGGAGCGTGACTCGCTGAAGGATATCTTCGGATGGACATCATCGTCCTCCTCTTCCCAGTCCGGCCGGGCCGGAACCGTCACCTCCATGACCGAGGAGACGGCCGGAAGGCTGGAGGGAATCGGCAACGCGACCCTTGACCATGTCATCAGCATTGACAACAACCTTACGAGGCATCTCGAAGGGATGGCGACATCCCTGGGCAAAATTGCGGGGAATTCGGAGTACCTCAGACACCTCGAAACGATAAACGAGAACATCGCGGAGCTCCGGCGCGGTGTGAAACTGAAAACATAGGACTATGGAAGTGGAGGAAGGACTGCTGAAAATAAATGGGACGGACATGGCGTCCCTGGGATGTTTCCTGTACGAGGAGAACGCGGGGGACCATACCAATTACGACTCGCTGATGAAGCCGCCGAAGATGAAGGAGCATACCTCCGTCAGTTACCGGGAACTTGACGGCGAGGAGCTGCCCGAAACCCTGCTTCCCCGTTACGAGGCGAGGGACATCACGCTGAAGATGGCGGTGGTTGCGGATACACGGACCGGGTGGTTCGAGAACTACAACGCCGTGCTTGCCTTGCTGAAGTCGGGATGGCTGACGCTAGAGGTTCCGGAGATAGGCCGGGTGATGAAGGTCTACCTGAAGGAATATACCCGGTACAGCCAGTTCACGACAATCAGGAATACCGGCCAGCAGATAGCCGGATTCACGGTCACGCTGCGCGAGCCGAAACCTTTTTCAAACAGTGATTAAAAACGATTTAAAAACATCATAAATGGAACTTGAAATCTACGACAGGCAGGGAACCCTGAAAAGGAAGGTCAGTCCCGATTCATCGTCCCGGTGGACCGAGGAAGTGGGGGCGGAATTCGTGGTGACGGTGAACTTCACCACCTGGGAGTTCTTCGTCCTGTCGGTCGGCGACTATGTGGAGATATCGGGAAAGCGGTTCTCCATAAAGAAGGAGTACCGCCCGAAAAAGACCGACACACAGAAATACACCTACAATATCAGCTTCTACGGCCGCGAGCACGACATGCAGGACCTGTTGTTCTGCCGTCTGAACCAGGGGGAGGATGACCTGGAGTCCGTCTTTGCCTATGACGGCACGCCGATGGAAATGCTGGAAAAGCTGGTTGCGAATATGAACCGTAACACCGACGGTGTGACGTGGCGTACAGGCCAGGCCGTCACCGGCGACCGGAAGACCATCAACTTCAACGGCCTGTTCTGCTGGGATGCGGCAGGCGAGATAGCCGGTGCCTGGGAAACCGAGTGGTGGCTGGACGGGGAATACCTGAACATAGGGAAATGCGAACACGGCGAACGGGTCACGCTCGGCTATATGAAGGGATTGAAGACGGGGCTGACCCAGAATGAGAACTCCAATTCGATCAAATGGTTCACACGGCTGATCCCCGTAGGTTCAACCCAAAATATTGACCCGTCAAAATACGGCTACACCCATCTGCAACTGCCGTCACGGGACAAGTATATCGACCTGAACACTCAATTGGGACTGAAGGAGCATCGCGAGGAAGCGGCCTTTCAGGATATATTCCCGCACCGCCTGGGTACGGTATCCTCGGTAAGGTCCGAGGAGCAGACCAATACGGACGGGGAGAAATACACCGTCTATTATGTCAAGGACAAGGATCTGCCCTTCAATCCGGATGAATACATGATCGGCGGTGAGGTGATACACATCACTTTCGAAAGCGGCGACCTCTCCGGAAGGGAGTTCGAGTGCAACTGGCATAACGACACACAGGAGTTCGAGATCATCAACACCTACCCGGACGAGAACACCCAGATACCGGGAGGCAACATCATACCGAACGTCGGTGACACGTATATCCTGACGAACATCCGCATGCCGGATGCGTATTACCCGATAGCGGAAGAACAGTACAAGCAGGCGGTTGACAGCTTCCTGACAGAATACAGCAAGGACATATCCATCTATTCCGGCGACACGGATTACATCCATGTGGATAAAAACAGTGTGCCGTTATCGCTCGGACAAAGGGTGAGACTGGAGGACGCGCAGTATTTCGAGGCCGGGTATCTTGACACCCGCATCACAAGGATAGAGAGGAAGCTGGGCAATCTTTCCGAGGCTTCCATTGACTGCTCGTCGGCGGTCAGCACCTCATGGAAGTCATCCGTGGACTCGACGCTGAACAATCTGGAATACACGCTGGCGCAGGAGCTGGCGCAGACGTTTATCCGACTTCTGAAAATGGGAGATACGGAAGCCCCCAGTGACTATACGGCTTTCTCCTCCCTGAGATCACGTAATGAATTTATCAGCAAGAGAAACCCTGACGCCGCCAATGAGCTGATCACTTTTTTGAAGGGTTTACTTATAGGTAAGAACGGTAGTGGAATTACTGTATTGGAAGATGGTACCTCTCAAGCCGTTGTTGACCGGCTTTATGTGAAGATTAAGGCTGTCTTTGATGAACTTGAAGTGAAAAAGAAGACGCATGTTGGTGGTGAGCAGATCTTATCTCCGGCCGGAATGAAGTGTGTCCGTGTGGAGGAACTTGATGAGAGCTACCGCTGTTTCTTTTTGTCGGAAGTCGATGGAGTGACAATCAATAACGAATTTACAGTCGGTACATTAGCATTAGCCCAAGAATTTAACATTAAAGAAGGAACATCTCACAATGTATCCAACCGCTACTACTGGCGTGAGGTGACAGGTGTAGGATCTGACTATATTGATTTGAGCAAAACCAATGCCGACAAGGACAGTGATATCCCGGTTGCCGGTGATGATATTATTGGTTTGGGACACTTGACGGATATCACTCGTCAGGCAGCTATAATCCTTTCTTCTGTTAATGAAATTTCGCCTTCCATTATTTTTTATCAAGGTATCAACTCTTTCTCTCTTGCCGGGAAAGAAGTCATCGGGTTGGGCTTTGACAAGTCCACCGGACACGCCTATATCAATGTGTATGGTGATGCCTATATCGGTGCCAAGGATGAGAGCACTTACATCCGTTACACGCAAAAAGGCGGTGTTGATATCAAGGGTATGTTCCACATCGAAAAAGGTTCCACCGGATGGAAGAATATGGAAGGTCTGCCGGATGAGATACAGGCGGCGGCTGATCTTGCCCAAGAGGCCAAGGATGCGATAGACAATGCGGCTGTCGGCTCGGTCAATCTGTTGCGCAATTCTGGATTTACGGGAGATTATGAAACAGAGGACCTGTCTGCCGCTACCGAGCTATCGGCGGATACCGAACTTTTTAGCAAGCAACTGGAATATTGGACGGGAGTGGCTACCGTATCTGCGGACAGTGATGCCGGCTCCGGGTACTCTGCTGCAATCGGTAGTTTGTCCCAGTCCGTATCATTGATTAAAGGAGAAAGTTATGTTATCAGTTATAAAGCAAAGGGTACGTCTGTGTCTGTTTCGTGCGGTTCTTTCAGTGTTTCTCAACCTCTCACATCCTCTTATCAGAGATATACCCATAAGATCACCTTCAATGGCAGTGGTATATTTCTTATCAGTGGTACCGCAACCGTTTGTGACCTTCAGTTAGAGCGTGGGACCATCGCTACCGACTGGAAACCTTCAATTCTTGACAACGACAAGGCAACAGCCGGTTTCCAGTCAATCAATTATATCGCCAGTGCGATCAAGGATGGATCTGTGGATATTCTTGGTGGTCTGATATTGGCCAATATGATCCAGTTAGGCAACTACAAGGATGGCAAGATGCAGAAGGTCACAGCCGGAGTTAGCGGCATATACAATGACGATGATGATGTGGCATTTTGGGCAGGTGGCACGTTACAACAGGCTATATTGACCGTGATGAGGTTTCGTAATGATCCGAATTATCAACCCACCGATGAAGAATGGGCGAATATGGCGAACTTCGTTGCCACTCATGGTGGCGATACGTTCCTGCGTGGCTATATTTATGCCTTGGGTGGTAAGTTCCGCGGTGTGGTTGAAGCCTTGGGCGGATTTTTCCGCGGAAAAGTAGAAACATCTGTTGACGGGAAACGCATTGTCATTGATCCGGATAAAAATACTCTTGAAATGTACACGACTGAAGGACATGCCACCTTGATATTAAGGTTCGACACATCATCGGACGGATGGGAATATGGTGATTTGATTTTGCGGAAATATGTAGGGGACCAATTGATACAAGAAACGACTGTATATCCGGAACGTATCAGAATACAGAATCATGTGGAAAATACGGATATCATTCTTAATCCCAATAACGTATCCTTCTATGGTTCTAAAGGTGAAACTCTGTTGGTTGGGATGAAACCGGTATATGACGGGGTGAGTGTGTCTAAGTATGTGGCCAATATTGAATGCAGTAATTGGCCGTCTAAAGATAACGTCAGTTCCGGGCAGGTATATGTGGAATATGAGACAGTAGAAGGAGTCGTGACAAACGGGACTTTAAAAGTAAAGAAGTGATATGGAACTGAATAGTATTAACAAAACGGGAACTTGGAGTGAGGCGGCAGACCGTCTTAACAACAACTTTAGCAAGACTTCTACCGAACTAGAAAAGGTCAAGCAGAACGGCATCCGCAACAAGGGGTTGTTCTCTACTTTTGAATCACTGGAAGAGGCTGTTCCATCTCCTGTTGTAGGTGACTGGGCTGTTGTGGGTGACACCATACCGGGTCCTATATATGAATGCAAAACAAAGGGAAAATGGAGTTCTACTGGCACGACAGGAGGTGGCGGAAGTGTTGACTTGAACGGATACCTGACAGCCGAGGAGATAGACGATGTAACATCAATATTATAGTTATGAGAATCAATTATCAGTCCGATTTTAAGATCATAGAGAAGAACTTGAACGGGGATGTGAATACTCCTTTCCGGTTCACTTACTTCAATCCGTTCAAGGGAAAGTTCATAGCCTCCTTTGACGGGCATGAGTATGTCGGTTGCAGCCGCATGGAAGACGGCAACCTGCTTGTCGCTTTCGACAATCCCTGTTTCTCTCCCGGTATGCTGAAGGTCAAACGTGAATACTTCATATCCGATTCCGACTTTCAGGATGGCATCTGCAACCTTGTTTCCGTTGAAGATACAGGAATCGTACTGACTACCGGGAAAACCGATGAAAGCACGGTGGAAATAACATCTTATCCCGATTATGCCGCATATAATTCGATTCAGGCGTTCCCATTGTCGGATAATGAATATGAAGATGTGCTGAGTGATTTTGTACCTCCTCTGCCACCGGAAGAGGAAGAAGAAACAGTTACTAATCTAGAAATATAGGAGATTTATTATGGCAAAAATATATAAGCTGACCAAAGGTAGCCAAACCATTTACCCGGCTACCACAACAGATGCGGTGGTTAATCCGAACAGCCGCAAAAATCTCACAGCAGAACTTTCCGAATTAGAAGTTGAAATCAATGGATATGTTTTTAAATTATCTGATTTTGAAATCGGACAATGGGTAGGTACGGGACAATCTATTTATCCTAATTCTACAGAAGGTTACTTAAGATTTAAACAAGCTCTAGACGTTGATATTCCAACTGGATTTGTGATAAGTGTCATAGATACCAATCACAATCAAGTCAGACTTGCCAATTTGGGCTTGGTTGTTAAGTTTACAAATGCCGAAGGTGATCATGTTGAATCAGGATACGCTGATAGTGGGTATCAAATACAGGTTCAAGGTACTGCGAAATATATGTATATACATGCTTCAACCGAAAAGATAAATGCCGTTTCCGGATATAGTATTCTGGGATTGTATTATAAGCCTGTAATTGATTATGTACAAGAAACCTATACAGAAATAAACAAATCCAAAGAAATAGCAGAAGAGGCCAAGGAGATTGCAAATAACACATCAAATGAACTCAAGTCTCTTTCGGAAGGTGTGGAATTGCCTTATTTGCCTTGCAATACTCTTGAAATATTGCTCAAACATGCTTATGTGGGTAATACGTTGGGAGACAATCCTATCTCCAATGCCACAAATAACGCTTACAGCAGGATTGATGTATCCAGCATAGAGAACGGTACACTTCTTTATCTGAAAAATGCGGAAGATGCAAATATTTTCATGGGAACATGGAAATTCTTTGGCTCTGATGGCAACCAGATTACTGCTACGGTAAGTGGAACATCAGGAAAGGACAGGGGGTATCTTAAACCGGATGGTGCTACAGTATTAGGACTACATATAGGTATAGCTTCAATAACAGAGGATAATCAGGAACAATGGATGAAATCTTTAAAAATATATGGTATTCCCTATATTCAGACCGGGCTTAAAGGTCAGATATCCGAACTGGATCAGAAAGTTGAGAAAAACAGGGATGAGACCGAAGCCAATATCAAGGATTTGAATGAAAGGTTGGAATCTATGGAACATAAAGATCAGTCCTATAAAGAAGCGCTGAAAGTTCTTTTTATCGGATCATCCTTCGGTGTGGATACAGTCAGAGAAGTGGGTAACATTTGTGCTTCATTTGGCAAAAATGTAATTTTGGGAAATGCTTATATAGGTGCAGCCACTTTAGATGTTTTTTTGAAAAGGTTTCAAGGAAATAAGGGAGTTACGTATTATAAATGGAAATATCAGGCAACGACATGGGAACAATATAACGGTACGACAGGGAAATGGTCCAGCGAGCCTGATTCTGATATAACGGATGAAGGGGAACCTGCACCGGCAAATGACACAGTCTTGATGGACTGGTTGTTGGCAGATGAAGCGTGGGACTTCATCGTTATGCAAAACGGGGCTTATCAATCCCCTTATGAGGACCAATCCTCTTTTTGGGAAAAAGGAGAAGATGGACAAATAACAAGGAACATAGTACAAGAATTGATCGGCTTGTGTAAAAAAGCCTGTCTCTATAGTAATCCTATATTCTGTATGAACATGACTTGGGCGTTCAGCATTTATCATACAATCTCCGAGTCGCACGGCCCCAATGGTGCAGATGATGATCACTGGTTGAGTTATGGAAACAACCAAAAGGAAAGACAATTGGGTATGTGGCGTAATATTGCCAAAAACTACAAGGACTGCATATCCAATTGCCCGGATGTCAAATTCATCATTCCATCCGGAACAGCGGTTCAGAATGCAAGAACTGTCACACAACTAAGACAGTCTACAAATTATGCTTCCGCTTCACCTGCAATCCCAACTATTCAGGAGGCTGAAACTATTACCGATTTGACTACCGTTTCTGATACTTATCCGTTTATGAACAACGTGGCGAACTGGACGAACAAGAATGACTTTACTCGTGATACCATTCATGCGGATTTTGGCATAACAAGATATTTGGTTGCCGCAACTTTATTCCAGTCGTTTATGGCGAAAATATACAATCTTGATATCGCAAACTGTAGCTATAGAATATCTCAAGGAGGAGGAGATTACAGGGAACAATTGTGTACGCCTGTAGATGAGGAGAACTTTGCATTGATAATACGCGCTGTCAAAGCGGCTGTAGGCAACCCTTTTGAAATTACAACCCTGGTAGAGTAACCCGGAAAGTTATCAGTAACACTCAAAACATATATTTATGATACGAGAATTAATCATCAGAATAATGAACCGTCTGTCCGTTGAAGTGCATCCGGATGAGGAATGGTACTAGAATATTTATCTATTGTATGGGATAGAGAGTAGAACGTGGATTGAACGGCTGCTGTGCTTTTTGCTGGCGGCTGTTCTTTTTTTGTGCAAATGTTAAATATTACACAATGCAAGAAAATATATTGTGATTTGTTTTGCTATTACATCACAATATAGTATATTTGCATTGTGATAATAAAGCAATAAATAATAATTAAAAGACAATAGAAGATTATGAAAGCGATAGTAGAAAATCCACTGATAAATTGTGAACCAGAAGTTTTACAACTTTTCGTTCAAATAATCAATGAGATAGCTTCTTGCATGTCAGAAGATGAATTAAGAGGTTGTATGAACTCTTTAATAGTACAATATCCTTACTTTAAGCTGTTCTTTGACTATGGTTTTGAAAACAATCACATGTGGGTGAAAGAATCAGATTCTATGGAAACATTGATATTTGTTGAGTTCTAATCCGATATAAACAACAAGTAATAACAAACAAAAAACATATGATGAAAAAAAGATATACATACAATGAAATAGTAGATAGATTTGGGAAAGATATAGCAGACAAGGCAATATCAACTGGTGCAGAGCCTACAAGCTGTGTAGTTGATCCGCTACATGAAGGTCTAAGTCTGTGGGCTGAAGCTCCTATTGAGATTGATGGCTATATAATCCGCGCATATTACTACTTGACAGAAGAGGATGAACAGAATTTAGACTTTTTTGATTGGGAAGAGAAAGCAGAATTTGAGGTTGAAGAAATTTTTTGGTAATAAATATAAAGCTGGTGACAACAGATCAATTCAGTATCAAGAATATGAAAACTTTCAATTCATTAGATGCAGATTTTCGCAGAGCATTCAAACAGGCAGCAAAGCAAGGTATAGTTAAATTCACGGTTGAAGGAATTAAAGACGATCCCGATTCGATTTATCCAATGTTTGAAGTATCGAACAATCACGTTACTTACTATTCCGTGCAGAGACAAGAGAGTGTTTGTATAACTGACATGAAGATAAAGGCTGTTATCTACTAATTAGCATGAAGGACAAACAATTATGACACAAGAAGATATTGATAACGGAGTAATAAGGGAATAAAAAACAGAGGCGGATTTCTCCGCCTCTTCACTATACAGTGAGCTGTATAGAAAATACTAATTTGTGAGCAAATCACAATGACATTTTTAATGTCGTTTCAATCCACGCACCGAAGTGCGACTAACATCGTTGATGTTCGATGTAAAGGTGCAACTTTTTGAAATAACGAGCAACAAATTATAAATGTTATAAAACATATTAATTATGGCAAGAGGACGATCTATTACCCTAGATCAAGAGTCTAGGGTATTGTCCCTATATAAGGACGGGATAGCGATCAAGGAGATAATAAGAGAAACAGGGGTACGGTCTGAGCAGACAATATACAGGATATTGGACAGCAATGGTGTGCCAAGACGTCCCAAGGTTAGAGGTGTAAGAAAAATATTTGTCACGATAGAGGAAGATGTAGCTGCTATCTTGGATAAGGAGCAATCAGTATCATTATATGTCAATGAGGCTATAAGATACTATCATGATAACCGACGTTAATTGTCGGTTATTTTTTTTATTAAAACTACATTTAACTCGGATTTAAATCACATTTTGAATTGTGTTAACAAGTGTGATTTTGGAACAAAATGTTTTGCAAAAGTGGAACATTTTGTTTTGCGGCTTATAGATTATAACTTCCACCTCCACCAAAACAATACTTACATCTTAAATTACAATCATTAGATATATGTAAAGTGATTCGCTTTATCACTTTTCTTTTACTTCCATTTTGAATATTTGTGCTATGCTCGCCTTTATTTGAAGCATATATAGATCTAATTAATGAAACCACTTGTTCTTCATCTCTATATAATTCTAAGGCTTCATGAATATCTTTATATTCTTTCAATGCCGATAATATATCATATGTTTCCTTATTTATTACCCTAATATCTGCTGTAGGATAATAATATGACAAGCACATATCTTTGCTTTTTATCAAGTGTATTTTTTCCAAATTCATATAATAAGGTATTAATTAGACCATAAAAATATAAAAAAGTATCAGAAGAGGATGTTTATAGATTATAAAATACCGCTTCTGATACAATTGTTAGGAGATACAGCAACCGTTATTAGCAAACGCAGCCAACACCTACATTACCACCTTCACTTTTAAGATGCTCATCATCTTTGAAGTCTTTTACAGTACCACCTTCTACATTTTCCAAATCTGAGAAATCAAGTTTTTCATTTAGTGTAGTAACATTCTGTTTTTCACTTTCAGCATTTACTACTTCCTGCTTTTTTAATTCGTCGTCTTTCATGATCGTTAAATTTTAAAATTAACAAACTAGTAAACTATTGTGATTTCTTAATTACATTGCAAATGTAATCTCCCACAGTCCGACGCCTCCGGACTGAACAAAAAAAGATTTTCATTTAACATTCTTTCGTATTCTCATAGAAAGACTGCCTTAAATAAAAGTAACCACACTTTTATTTAAGGCAGTCTTATAGAATCACTTATACAAGTAGCAGATCAATTCATTGCCGCACCTTAGTTATTGATAACCAATTGATAAGATTCAGCCACAGCATTCAGTTCATCGGCAAAGGCAATAAACAGTTCATTATCATAATAAAAGAACATATCATTTACCAATGAATATAGCTGATTCA